GCTTCGATGTGAAAAGGACGGTCATTACTGGACGCAAACAAGTCGCTTAACCATGCCTTTGCTGCATGAACCTTTGTGCCAGTGAGGTTCATGTATATTTCACTGCCGCCTTGCTCTTTAATTTGCGCTAACTTTTGAGGGCTGTACTCGCCTTTGCGTCTGCGTAGGCAATTAGTAAGCCTGTCAGCAATATCTACCTTGTGACTTTTCGCTGTAGTCCAGCATTTGTGAACGTGCGCAGCTAGGTTATCTACAATGCGTGGCTGTGTTGCTTCGCGTTCAGCTTCAATCTTAGCGTTCTTCGCTGCTTCATCTTCTCTTTGTAGCTGTTCCGCGTTTTTAACTACCAGCATTATGCCCAACCTCCTGAGCTTTGAACTTGTACGGCTTGCATTTGAGGCTCTTCCCAAATATCAAAATTAATTTCTGTCATGATCATGGCGTCGAACATACCTGGCGATTCCATTTCATAAGGTGGCTTCTTCAAGTCTTCCTTTGAAACAAGTTGTATTACGCCATCACCGCGCATTTTCCGTGGCATCCTGCACACTTCTGCGCGTATCGCTTCGATATTGTTACCTTCTGAGCGAATAGAAACGAGTTGATCAGGGTCGAAGTAGCGCTTTTGGGTAACCGCGAGATATGTTTGATAGAACTTATCGCGTAACCGCCATGCAGCCTGCGCTCTTAGATTGGCAAAAGCTTCGCGGTTTGTTTTAGGTTCGGCTCGCTCATTAAAGGCGTACTGTGGTTGATATGGCTTGTCAGCATCGTAAGGCTTGCCACCACCATGAAACATTTCAAACTGCGTGTGTTTGCCTTTGAACGAATCACCCGCTTGACGCCTGAGCGACACACCCATACCATCGCCATCCCAAACAAATACATCAGCTCTAAAGTCAAGTGCACCATTAATAGCCACATCAAACCCATCGTTAACGTCTTTGGTTTCAATCTCTGTGATTTTGGTGAAGACTGAGCCATGTTTTTCAACGTAACCTTTGTTATCCCCACCGTCTGACGGGTCGGTTGTAGCGATTTTTACACCGCGAGGCTGAAACCCTAGTTTAATGTCTGCATCTATTGCAGCCTCAAACCATGCTTGCGGAATAATGGCGTTTTCAATTTCATCGTAGTAATCGCCTTCCCAAATGTGGCGATATTCAGCGAGCGTTAGATTGGCTAAGTCGTCTTGACGCTCTTGCTCTAGCTCAGGTGGGAACCAAGGGTTTTCACGCCAGTTAACTTGGATAACCATTACTAGTTCATCTTCGTAGTAACCACAGCGCTTTAATTCCTTTTCTGCCCTTGCCAGGTACTTCTTGGCAATGGCATCTTTTCGCGAAGCTCTGTTCATCGTCACCCATATTTCAGGGGGCGTTGCGTCTTCGTCTGCATTGTCCTTTGCAGTAGAGCGAATAGAAGGAGTAAGCACTTTGAGCGACTTCTCGCTGATTGACTCACCTTCTTCAATCCAAAGGCGGTTAACGCGACCAATAGATTTCATGCTCGTAATGTTTCGAGCTAGGCCTTTATAGAATATTTCACCGCCATTGCTGCCAATGATTTTATTGGCCTGCGGTTTAAACCCTACTGCACCCATTCTGATAATGGCGTCTTTCAGGTTTTCGTGTACTGAGTCATCAATAGAGTTTTGAAACTCACGCGTTGCACAAATGCGCTCGCCTTGATCACAAAACATCAGCATGATATCGCCAACACCGATAGATTTAGCTGAGCCACGACCACCAACAATAATCTTGATACGCTTTGGCGTAGTGATAAGCGGAAGAAGCCTATCAACTATTCGCAAGTCAACCTTGTTGGTCATCTCTCACCACTGCCTGAGTAGGGTGGATATTCCATTCGTTCTTAACACGCACTTCGCTGTTAACGTTACTTTCAACTGGCGCATTCCAGCCAAGCATGTCAGCGAGAAGTTTTGCGGATGCGTTTGCGTCATACAGTTCAATCTTTGGACCTGTTTTGGTAACCGTGACCGATTTAATACAAGCGGCAACGGCTGGGTCGATATCTTCGGCGTTCTTCATCGTCCAAACAGTTTGAAAGACTGGATTGCCTTCTTCATCGTTTCCGACTTGCTCTTGTTTGAAGTCACAAACGTCTGTGATTCTAATTCGTGCTTTAACACTGAGCAGTTGAAGTGCTTCTTGTTTCGTCATTACAGCATCAGAAACAGCCATTTGATTGAGTTCTTTAAGCCTTACCTCAATCTTACCGTTTTTAAGAAGCTCACATGCTTTGACATAAATAGTCGCAGGCTTCATGTTCTCTGCGTTGTAGGCTTCTTTGTATGCTCTTGTAGCATTTCCGTGCTTTGCATAGCTGATGCAAAACACTTCTTGCTTTTGAGAAAGCTTACCGCCTGCCATTTATGCAACCTTTATTCATAGTTGAAGATATATCACCGTGATATCTGATACTTTTATTCAGATATTCACTTTTTATTCTGCGTTTATGCAGTTAAAGGAACTATCCCACCTAGTGAGCGCTGCCCATCGTGGGGCGCTCCGCGCTCAAAGGTGTAGGAAGTGAAGTTGTTTTGTTTTAGCCAGGCTTTGATTGCGACTCTTACTTTGAATGAGTAGTTGCCGTAACCGTTGGTGAGTCTTGCTTTGCCTTGGCCGTTATGTGAAACGTTGACAGTAAAAAGGCGCTTTGCTCGTTGTGGGCTATATACCCTGAGCGTAGCGCCTGTTAATTCGGATTCGACTACGTAACCATCCGTTGAAGTAACGGTGGTGAATGCCACGTTTAGTCCTCTGCGTTGTTCGCCATTGTTTTTAGCGTGATTTCGTGAAGCTCTTGCTTTCTTCGCTCGTCTGCCAGTTTGTACTTGTCGTCACGCTTCTTGAAGTAGTAGTTCAGACATAAACCGGCTATACCTACCAACATGCCGATTAAGATACCGAACTCTTGTGAAGTGAGTATTCCCCAAAATGCTGAGATACCGCCCCCAATGTAGGTCGTTATTGATGATTTATCGGCCATTTCTTGATTGTATTCGTGTTGGTAGTGAGTGTTCATGCTGTTGTCCTTTCTGTGGTTTCAACAACATGGTTATTCAAATTTTGTTCCATTGGGAATTAGACAAAGGGTTATTTTTTGCTCTGAAACGCCAATACGTTGCGTTTGCCGATTTCTCGTAAACCTGCGTAAGTAAAGGGCAGAGTAAGGAATGCGCTTAATATGAGCAGGTCTGGTGTATCAGTGAATAGCCCGTAATAGATACCAGCAAATAAAGACAGTGTAGCGTGTGAAGGCCTTACGTACTTAACGCCACCTTCTGCATTATCGCCGTTGCGAATGGTTTGCTGTGTCTCTGAATGGCTACGCTGTTTATCTTGAAGTTCTAGCGCCATTACAGATTCAAGGTGCCGATTTACTTCAGCTTCACGCGCGGCGGCGATTTCTTCAAGTCTAACCAAAGCATCAGGGTCACTTTTCAGTGTCACTAACGCTTGTTCTGGGTCTGTCGTTCCCGTTGCTTGTGCAACCATTGAAGCCCCAGCACTGACCGCGCCCACTACATTGCCTGTTAATAGCGAACCAACTAAACCGGCTACGCCTTTTTGATTTTGCTTTAGAAAGCTTCCTACGTCTGACCAATTCACTTTGCCACCTCTGGTTCGCCAATTAACAATGCCCACGCCTTGTAGTTTTTTGCGTCTTCAATTTTGCTCTCAGTAAAATCAGCAAAATACATGAAATCACCAGTCACGGGGCAAAAGAAAGCATGAACCAAGTGATATCCATCACAGGCGCTGTAAAGTAAGCACTCTGGAAGGTATTCGTTACCCTGTAGCGTTGGCGTTTCTTCCATAGGCTTGAAATCTAGTTTCATATCGATACCTATGGCTTGTACAATTCAAAGTGTGGCAGGTCGCGGAAACGCTCGTCACGGCTTCTACCGTCCATATCCCAATCACCACCCCATCGAAGTAGGTGTGTGATCTTGCCATCTTTGTATAGCTGGCGAGCAATACACATAACATGACCAGCGAATACAGCAAAAGCCAGTTCGTCTTTCCAGTCTGTGTTGCTTAGCTCTACAAAGTAAGGGCCAGCGTCAACGGCGAGTGAAGGGATTTTGTTGTGTTTGGAGTGAGGCCACTTTAATTGGCTGAGACCATCGGCAAATGCTTTGTTCTGATCTTCTTTACCACGGTGGCCGCAAAAGATAGACGCATTAATATACTTCTTCACCTCATCGAATATCGTTTGAATATCAACATGGCACGTATCAAGACGCGCTTGTGAAGTTTTGCCGTAGGGGAACATAAATTTCAGCCATAAAAAAAGCCCCGACTGGTTAGGTCAGGGCTTCAAGTGAAATAGTGCTAGTATGGGGATATATTAAGCAAAGCTCGTCAGTGAGTCAACTACTGTTTAAAGCCAAATAAAAACCCAACTACTGCGGCAATTATCATAGCCCACATAACGATATTAAGCGCCGATTGCGTACCATCCCTATACCCATTTCGGTAGTCTTCGTTAGTGCTGCGCATGTAATCTTTGTCGTAGTTTCTTTTCATAGCTTTTCTAACCCAATCTCTTCAGCGCTAACCGCGCTACTTAAACCAATTGCGCCCCACTGATTACTGAATGGTGACCATAGTTGCCATGAACCATAGCAACACCTGTAGTAACAGCCCGTCCATAATTTATGGGTAGCCCCCGTTGGTGGTTTGTTGTCGTAATAGCGCCTAACCGCTTCATCAATAGCCTGGCGAATGTCGTTACTTGCTAGTTCGCCATCCATAACTTTATAAACTCCACTCCAACATATATTAATGAAAATGCGGCGCCACAAAGCATACCTATGACTGCAAAAAATTCTGGCGGGAGATTCTTTTTGCTCATGCCGCTTCATCCTCTCTCATAGTTGCTCTAACGTGACTTATCGCCTCGCTATTCCACAGGTAAAGCTGCTCTAGCACTTGGTTGTAGGCTTCAGATATTTTTGCAGGAAGCTTGTTTCCCTTGATGCCCAGCCGCTTACAAAGCTGAACTTTGCTTGTTGGTTTAATCTCTTGCTCACCGGTCTTGCGGTTTAGTCGCATGATGGGTGATTTTATTTCGATGATGGCGCAGTTAATCATGCGTACCAAACAAGTGTTACTAACCTCTAGTTCAGCTTTTAGCATAACGTTCAATAAGCCAGCTTTAACGCGCGCTCTTGCGCTACTGTCATCGGCATAGAGTAATCTAGCTAAGTAGTAAGCATGCGTATCTAGCTTTAGTTGTGTTTCAGGGTGTCGCATTGCCAGTGCGCCAGCTACTTCGTTTACATCAGGCGCGGTACCACCGAAGCCCATTCCGTCAATCTGTTTTGACTTTGTAGTCATTCTTGCTAGTTCTCTGATTGGGTGTGCCATTGTATTTACCTTTAGCGCACGGCTTAGGCCGCTTTTTGTTTCTGCATTTCGCGTACACGCTTGCGATAATGCGCCTTAATGTCTTGTATTTGTTCTATGGTGTAGTTTTTAGGCTCGTGTGGACCTTCTAGCTTATCTACTCGCTCCTGCCCTATTCTCTTGACCAGGTTTATTCGGTAGCTAATTAGGTTTCCTGAAAGGTGCTGATTGCAGGGAACGCACTGACGATGGCAATTATCTTCATCAAATCTCAGTTCGGGCGCACTTCCTACGCTTCGGTAGTGCCCCGCATCGTACTTGCCAGTGTGATACCTACCGCAACTGATACACGGCTCTTGCGCATCCCGCTCTCGAATGAACGCGTTGAATGCCACTTGTGCTTCGCGTAGGTGTTCGCCTTTTGTTTTGAGTTTTTCTTTCTTTGCCTTGAGTCGCTTCGATTCAATTTGCTTCCCCTTTTTGGCCAGTTTAGAAACGTTAGCCGCCGCCCACTCTGCAAAACAGTTTTGG